TACGACAACGGCGCGGCGGCGGGGAGCCACAACTACTCGTTCGCGCTCTACCCCACGAACGGCGCAATCGCGTTCGCCGCGAACAGCATGGGCCTCTTTAGCGTGTGGTGCCTAGCATAGGAGACAGCATGCCACACAACTTTATCTGCGAAATCTGCGAGGCCGAGAGTCCAACGATTGAAGGCTGGTTCATCATCTCGGTGATTTTCGCGCACTACGATGTGAACGCGCCAGTTCCGCCAGGCGGACGCATGGTCGATTCGACGGCGCCGGACCTGTACTTCGACCGGCTCGAATGCCGCGAGAAGTGGTGCAAGAAGGCCGGCATCGAGGACCCGGGGCCGCCCGTGTTTGTTGCAGGCCGGCTGCCGGTTGGCGGGGAACTGCTGCGGTGAGGTGACGGCTGATGCCCTACGAACTCACCGACCCGAACGCGACCCCCAACCTGAAACTCAGCTACGGGGCCGACACCGTCGTCAACGGGAACCTGGCCAAGGTCGATAAGGCCTTCCGTGACTTGGTCACCGCCTTCGATACCGCCTTCACGCCTGGCTCCCCGATCCAGCTTCCGCCGAGTGGCGCCATCCCCGGCACCTACGGCGACGCCGCCGACGCGGTCACCATCACCGTCGATCAGGGCGGGCGCATCACCAGCATTACGGCGGTCGCCATCCAGGTGACCGACGCCAACATCACTAGTATCTCTTACAGTAAGATAACTGGGGCTCCAACCATCCCGACGACCCTGCCGCCCACGGGTCCAGCGGGCGGGGACCTGGCCGGCTCCTCCTACCCGAATCCCGTCGTCACGGGTGGGGCCATCTCCCGCGCGAAGCTCGCCCCGAATGCCGACTGCGGCGTCCCGGTCACCACCAATCTTTCCAGCATGACGATCCCGGTCGGCACCAACTGGACGACGATCGCCTCCGTCACCATCACCACCCGGGGTGGCTCCGTGCTCCTCTTCGTCGCCTCCAGCATGACGGCAAACGTCGCCACGGGGGCCGCCGGCAACGTCGCCGTGCGCTGGCTCCGCGACGGCACGCCGATCGTCACCTCGGAGTACAACATCCAGGGCGTCGGCATCAACGCCGCCGTCCCCGGCATTGCCTGGGTCGATCCCGCCCCGGCTGCCGGCAGCCACAACTACGTCTGGCAGGGCTACACCGACGCGAATTGCACCATGCTCGTCAACACCGCGCTCGGCGGCAGCATCCGGGCGATGGAGGTAGGGTAATGGCAAAGATGCCATCAGCAAAGACAGACGTTTCTCAAGGGAAAGCCAAGCAAATTCTCACCGACGGCACCGTCAGGGGGAATCCGCTCTCGAAGGCGCAGAAGGGCATGTTCGGCGCCATCGCCGGCGGCGCCCCGACCAAGGCCACGTCCAAGAAGGCGGCCCCGAAGAAAGCTGCCCCCGCCCCGAAGGCGAAGGCCAAGCCGCCCTCGGGTCCGCTCGGCCAACCCGGCGCCATCGGCCAGCGCGGCCAGTTCGGCCCACGCATGCGGAAGGCCCTCACCGGCGGCATCGGCTACTGATGACCTGGGGCTGGGCACTCATCGGCTTCGTCCTTGCCATGGTCGTCGTCTACTACGTCGTCTGGGGACGCTAACATGCTGCGCTACGGCATGGATGACGAGCCCGCGCCGGAAGAGGAGCACCCGCTCTTCGGCCCGACCGGGCAAGCCAAACTGAAAGCGATTGAACTCTCCGACGTGTGGCAGGGGCTCAAGGCCGGCATCGAGGCGCAACGCGAGGCGCTCCTCGCCGCCCCGATCCAACCGCACGAAACCATGCGGGAACGCTGGGGCGCTATCCAGCAACTGTCACTTCTGCTACACGGTGGCCCGCAGATGATCCTCAAGCATACTCAGATGGTAGCCCGTCCGGAATCAGACGAGGCGCCTGAGTATGTTGCGAGGGCACACAAGTTTGAGGGGTAGGTAACATGGCAGACGAACAGCCGACGCCCGACATCAGCGAACTCCAAGCCGCCATCCGAGAGCGCGACGAGCAGATCGCCCAGGCGAACGCGCGACTCAAAGGGATGGAGGACACCTTCAACGCCCTCCGGCAGCCCGCGCCGCAGCAGCAGCCGACGCTGCCCCCCGGCAAACGCTTCATGATCCCGCCCAACCTCCGCCAACAGATCGGCGGCCTCGGCCTGACGGACGCGGAGATCGAGAAGAACGGCGACATCATCGTCCCCTTCCTGCAAGCCTATCTCGGCCAGGCCGCCGGCGAAGTCCTCCAAATCCTGCGCTCCCAGGCCGACGACATCGCGCAACTGCATATGTTGCGGAACGTGGAAGCCTACCCGCACGCCGAGACCCTCTTCAACGACGTGACGAAGATTCGCCAGACCGAAGCGCAGGCCGGTCGCTACATCCCGCCCGACGTGGCCTACCGCATCGCGGTGGCGAACAACATGGAGCGCATCGCCGGCGAAGGGGCCGGCACCGTTGGGGGTGCGGCGGGTGGTCAGTTCGGGGCGAGCACGACGCCACGGACGCCCCCGCCCTCCCCGGCTGCCGTGCGCTCCCGGGACCTCTCCGCAGGCAGCAGCCTCCGCAGCGTCCGCGCTCCGGTCACTGAACCCATCAAGCCGGCCCAATCAGGCGAAGACCTGATGAGCATGTCGAGGGAGGAACGCAAGGCCTTCTTCGAATCCAACTCAGAGACGCCCATCCGATGATGGCGAGCTAAGAAAGGAGAGAGGGAATGGCAACATTACCAAACCTTGCAACAACCGCCAGCATGTCTCCGGACATTCTCGCCGTCTATATGATGGACGAGTTGCTGGAGCGCGCCGAGCGCGACACGGTCTTTTGGAACCTCGCGGAGAAATCCTCGATTCCGAAGGGCAGTGGGAAGACCGCTCAGTTCACCCGGTATGAGCGTCTTCCGCTCCCCGAAGCACCGCTGGAGGAGTCGGTCACTCCGGCGGCGGTCCCGATCACGCTCTCTACAGTCGATGCGGTCCTCGACCAGTGGGGCGCGGTGGTCTCCATGTCCGACATCGTCGTCCTGGTCATCAAGCACCCGCTCGTACAGCAAGCAAGAGAGCTACTCACTCTGCAGCACAACGAGTTGGTGGACCGCGAAGTCCAGGTCGTGGCGATGGGCAGCAGCAACATCTACTTCGCCAACAACAAGACCTCCCGCGCGTCCCTCACCCAGGCCGATGTCATCACCACCGACGACGTGCGCCGCATGGTCGCCCAACTGCGCTCCGCTGGCGCTCCCACCTACGGCGGGGGGCGCTACCGTGGGGTGGTCGATCCCTTCGTGGAGATGGACATTTCCAAGGACTCCACCTTCCAGTTGGCCGGCGTCTACTCCCAGGTCGAAACCCTGAAAGACGCCGACGTGGGTCGCTGGATGGGCGTCGATTGGATGCGCTCCAACTACATCCCGATCATCACCCTCATGAACGCTGGCTACGTCGCGGTGACGGCAGATGCTACTGCCGGCGACTGGACCGGCGGCACCGGCTTCGTCGCCCCCGGGGTCCGCGTCGTCGTGACGAAGATGGACCCGCTCACCGGCTTCGAGACCCAGATCGGCGCCGAGCAACTCATCTCGACTGCAGGCAACTTCGGCGTGAAGATCGCCATGCAGGGCGCTACCGCCCCCACGGGCACCTACAAGGTCTACTGCACCCTCCAGAGTGGCGTCACCGGCACTGCCACCCTCCAGGTCCGCATCCGGCACACCGCGCCCAACAACGAGACCATCTATCTCGTCGCGGGCGGCAACCCGACCACGGGCACCGCCTTCGTGGTCACCGGCTCCGGCCCGGTCGCGCCGCCGGTGCCGCCCTCGGCAGTCAACATCCACACCTCCTACGTCATGGGACGGGGCTACCTCGGCGCCACCCAACTCGACGCGCTCAAGACCTACGTCGTCCCGGCGACCGCCAGCGAGTCCGATCCCCTGGCCCAGCGCACGAAAGCTGGCTGGAAACAAATGTTCAAAGCATTGGTCCTGAACCCGGTCTTCGGCACCCGCGTCGAGAGCGCGAGCGCCTTCGGATGATCCACTAGCATTTCAACCCTTGTCGGAGAGGTTCCATGAAAACCGAGCAGCCCCCCGTAAAAGAACGTCGCAAGCCCCCGGAGGATGACCCTCCCCGGGAAACCGCGACGCTCGATGAGCTACCCCCTACGCCGGAGGAACCTGCTCTCTCGGACCTCTCCGACAAGGCGCTCCTCAAGAAGCTATTAAGATACACAGAAGAGTTCCAACTCCTGGGACCCGACCAGTCGGCTGCTGCCATGAACCGGCGGGTCGAACTCACTCGGCTCATGCGCGCCGTGCAAGACGTGCGTGATGCCCGTGAGCCGCTCATCGAGGTCAGGGTCCCTCGGTCGGTGACCGGCGAGCCCTTCCAGGTCGGCCCGCGCACCTTCCCCCCGGGGCAGCACACCGTCCGCTCCTCAGTAGCTCAATACCTATTGTGGATGATAGCGGAAAATCAGCGCATCGAGATGAAGCGCCTGGAGCAGCATGGGCGCGAAATCGACCTCGGCTCCATCGGCGGGCGGGCTCGCCCCGCCATCAGCCGCGACCGGGGCGAGGACGACTGGACCGGGAGGGGACGATGAGCGAAGAGACGAAGTTGTTCCCCTGGTCCTATGGCCGCTTCCGCATGGTGGTCACCCGCCGCGTCACCGAAGAGGAGCAGATCAGCATAGAATGCTATGAGGAGACCCGGGACACGGCCATCGAGACCTTCGAGTTGTTCTTGGCCAAGTGCCGCGAGCACATGATCGCGCACAACGAGCGCATCGTCCTCGCCCACCGTGACCAACTGAACAAGCTCAATAGGATCATAGAACAGAAGGAACAGGAGATCATGGACCTGGACGCGGACTTGGAAAAGCGCAAGGAGAACGGCCATGCGCTCAACCCGGGGTGACATCATCGACCAGGCCCTCCAGCGGGTGGGCAATACGACGGCGACGCTCAAGAACGCCGCCCGGTTCAGGCTTAATAGAATTCTACAGGAGTTGTATCAGGGCTTCGACTGGCCCTTCCTCTTCTCGAAGGTCCCCGTGACGATCCCCCCGACCGGCATCGTCCCGATGCCCCAGGACTTCGTCAAGCCCGAAGACGACCAGGCGCTCTTCCTTGAGCAAACGCAGGGCGTCGCGCTCCCGGGGGTGATCCAAGAAGTGGACCACCGTGCGTTTGAACGCTACCGGGGCACGGTCGGCTATTCCATGCAGGCGACGCGTCCGCGCATCTGGACGCTCGACTACGGGAGCCTCACCGGCGACACCTTCCCGCACCCGATCGAGGCGTGCTTCTGCACCTTCCGCTACAAGTTCCTCCCGCCCGACATCTCGCTCGCGGACAACGGGGTCTACGACGCCGACATCCCCTTCTTCCCCTGGGACACCACGCTCTCCGATCTCCTCTTCGAATGGGCCATGTCCTATGAGGTTGATCCTCGACGGGGCGACCAGTACCAAGTCAACATAGAGTCCGTACTACGTTCTAGAGGAGCTACGTATCCGGAACGTAGCTTCCCTAGCACCGTCCCCCTGGACCCGGTCTTCTTCTCGACCCCGACCTGGGGCTACGGCAGGGGCCGCCCGTAGATGGCGGCGCCGCAGGATGCGCCGGAGCAGGCCTTCCGGCTCCGGAAGTTCCAGGGCACGAACACCCAGTTCGAATCGACCTTCCTCGGGCCGTCCTTCCTCGCGCGCTCCGAGAACTGGTATCCCACGGTCTCCTACCGGCTCGGGAAGCGCCCCGGGACGACGCTCGTCCAGCAGCTTGCCGGCTCGACGACCGACCTCCTCGCCGCGAGTGGCCCGAACGACGCGCCCTGGCTCTTCGCCTTCGTGGTCCCTCGGACAGCGGGTGGCGAGCCCGACACAACGGCGCCCGCCACGGTCGTCGCCTCGCAAGCGGAGGGCGCCTTCGGCTCGCCCATTGCGAGCTTCCCCACCAGCCAGGCCTGGGGCCGCATGGTCCAGTTCCGCGACCGCATCTACGCCGGCAACGGGGTCGATCCGCTGCACACCTGGAAGATCGGGGACACGACCTCCATCCAGTTCCAGGGCATCACCGATCTCGGTCCCCCGCCGGTGGCGACGCCGACCACGGTAACGAGTGGCCCGACCATCCCGTCTGGCACCTACTCCTATGCCTGGGCGCACCTCGATACGACCACCGGCAGCCCGACCAAGGGGCTCTACACGGGCCGCACCAGGACGCCCGACCCGACGACCAACCAGGGGCTTGTCACTATTCAAGATAGCCAGACCTGCACGTTCCCCGCCCCCGGGGGCACGGGTCCCTTCCGCCTCTTCGTCAGCCCGCGCAACTACCCCATCGAGTACGCGACGATGCAGGCCGACAACATCGCCGCTGGCGGCTCCGTCACCCTCGATACCATCGACGTGACCGACACCCGCGTCCCCATGGCCGGCGGCCTGAACGTCTTCCGCACCGGCAATATGTTCCTGATATGGAACAATAGAGTGGTCTTCGCAGGTTTCAACCAAGACATATACAGCGTCTTCGCCACGGACGTGATCCTCCCCGGGCTGGAGCAGGACGCCTTCAACATGGGCACCCTCTTCCCCGACTTCGCCAAGGTCCCGCTCCCCCAGCCCGTCACCGGCATCGGCGTCGCGGGGGTGACGGCAGAGTTTGACGCGACGGCTCCCTTGCTCTTCTTCACCGCGTCGAAGACCTTCCTCGTCCAGGGCGACCCCTTCGACCCCGCCGGCGCGGCGGTGATGGTCGAGCTATCAAGTAGAATAGGTTGCATCGGCCACGAGACCATCGTGAACGTCCCCCAAGGCACGATCTTCTGCGCCATGGACTCGGTCTACCTGATCCCGCCCGGAGGCGGCTATCCGACCGACATCGGCTGGCCCATCGCGGACCAAATCCGGAAGGTCCCCGTCGATGCCCGGGGCCGCGCCTGCGCCACCTTCCACAAGCAATTCTACAAGCTCGCTATCCCGTCCGGTCCCGGGGACACCACGATGAGTCATCAGTGGTGGCTCGACCTGCGCCAGGGCCTGACGACGACCCCGTCGTGGTGGGGTCCCATGACCGGCGTCATCCCGACCGCGCTCAGTAGCGACCCCGACTCCCCCTTCGAGGTGGACCGGGGCTACTGCGCCGCCGACTCGGCAGACGGCACCGCGTCGGACATCCTCCGCACCCATCAACTCTCCATGTTCACGGACTACAACTCGGCCACGCCGACGCTGCCGAATCCGATCCGCTCGCGCCTCACCTCGGGGCGCTTCGACGCGGATCAACCATTCTTAGTAAAGATCATGACACGCCTGCGGTTAATCGCGCAGGCCTTCGGCATGACCAACGTCCACGTCCGCATGGAAACCGATGGGGGCGCGACCTGGCAGGTTGACGACATCCTGATCGGCCAGGACATGGAGGCCGCCGGCGAATTCCAGCACCAGACCCCCAACCCGTCAGGCACCTGTCCTCCCAACAAGGCTTTCAACACTGCCAAATTCGGAGCCATCTACCCGGTCGAGGTGCAGACGATCACGCCCTACACCCGCCCGCGTGGCCTCTCCGTCATCGTCTCGCTGGATCACCGCCCGGTCATCTCCTACAACAGCGCGGGCCAGCCCATCGTCCCGAACTTCGACATCCAACTCCGCGACTTCGAACTCCTCTACATTCTCTCCGGGCGCAAGGTGCGCTACTATCGGGAAGGAGTCTCCCACTAATGCCTGTCCCGCACCGCCCGATCAAAAGCGCCGGCAACGCCAACTACGCGGACGAGGTCACGGACGGCACCCCCGACATCATCGACACGGAGGTCGATGCCGACTTCAACACCCTCTACGAAACGCTCGACGGGAAGATCGACGACGACAACATCAACGCCAAGCCCTTCCTAGCTTTCAAGAAGATCGTCTATGATAAGCTCAACTTGACCGGGCGCATCGTCCCGGGCGACTTGGTCTCCGGCTTCGTCTTCCCCCCGGGCTCCATCACCGGCGGTCCCGGCGGCTCGATCGGCCACCGGACGATCACCGTCGATAACCTCCAGATCGGGGCCTCCTTCCAGGCCTTCACCATGGTCACGGGGGCCAATCGGTCCCTCACGCCGAACGTCGAGACGGTCTGTGCCGAGACCACCTGGAAGACCCGTGGGGGCGTCTTCTTCATCTTCGGGATGCTGCATGCTGGCTTTACCGTGGCGGCGACCGGCACGATGAACCTGGGCGTCGCGCTCCGGCTGCAGGCGCCAGACTCGGGCACGGCGGGCGTCGTCGGCGGCTCAGTGCTCGCCTCGCAGACGGAGGGCATGACCTCCTTCCAGAGCGGGACCTGGGGCGGCTCCTTGCCGGGCGTCATCATGGCCTTCTCAGGGCTCCAGACGGACGGCTCGACGCTGCGCGCCCAGTTGACGGGCACCTCGGAACTGGCGAGCGGCCTCTCGGGCATGAGTGTGTGGGAGCCTAACATCTTTGTCGTGGAGCTAGCGTAATGTTCAATATCAGAATAGCTACCCTGTCCGACCTCCCGACCCTCCGTGCGCTCTGGCGCGACTTCCTCCTCGATACCAAGCTCCCCTACCCGATGGGGGTCTTGGACCAGATCGACGACTTCACCCGCCACCTGGCGCTCGCCCTGGCCCAGGTTCCGCAGACCGCCTTCGCCTTCGTCGCGGAGGCTGGCCAGGAGCCCATCGGCTTCCTCCTCTACGAAATCCAGCGCCGCGCCCTCGGCCAGCCTGACAAGTACGGTTTCGTCCATGGTATCTATGTAGCTCCGCACTGGCGGCGCCAGGGCGTGTCGAGCGCCATGACCGAAATCGCCTGCGAGCACGGGCTCGCCCAGGGCCTCGTCTACGGCGAAATCACCTCCGCACCGGACAACCCGGGCTGGGAAGCCTTGGGCTTCAAGCCCTACGAGGTCCGGGGCCAGGCGACCATCGCCCATGTCCTCGCGCGCCTCGACAAGCGGCGTGCGCGGTTAACCGCAGAGCGCGGCAACGGGCTCGACCACGACCCGCTCCCCGCCGAGCAGCCGGAGGGCAAGCATGACGAGCGATAGTCGCCGCTACCACCGCCGGCGTCCGCCCACCTTCACGCGCTTCCAGGCGGGGCACTCCTGGTCGGAGAGCCACCCGACCATGTTCGATCCCTACGGCGGCATGCCGTTCCGCTTCGCCGGCATGCTGGGGAAGCAGTTCGCCGGCCCGACTGGCTTGAACCTCGGCTACGGGGGCGGCGGCTCCCCCTTCGCGGCGGGCCAAGGTCCCTATGCCAACTACCTAAATACCATGACAGGTGGTCCTGGTGGTGGTGGGGGCATCCTGGGCGCCTACATCCCCGCCATGACGAACGTGAGCCAGCAGATCACCACCGGCGCCAACTCGGCCTTCGGCGGCTTCCAGAATGCCATCGACAACTTCATGAAGTCTCTGCCCGGTTTCGAGAGCACGGCAGCGACCGCGACGGGCGGCGCGTCGGACGCGCTCTCCGCTGCCCGTTCCGCGATGTCCGACGCCATGTCCCCGCTACAGTCGCGGGCTACCTTCCAAGAGACCGAGCGCCGCGCCCTCGCCCCCACGCGGGAGGCAGAGGCCGCGCGAGGGATGGTCGAGGGTGGCCAGGCGCAGGCCGGTGAGCAGAATCTCACCGCCTCCCTTGCTCAGGACCAGGCGCAGCGCGATTTCGAGCAGAAGCAGGCCGCCATCGCGGGCACCACCGGCGCCGCCGGCGGGCTCTCCAGTGCGGTCGGCTCCCAGGCAGGCATCGCCGGCATGGGTCCGCAGGTGATGAACGCCCTCTTCTCGGCCTACCCGCAGTTGGCGCAGATTCTCACCTCGGCAGCCGGGATGCCGTTCCAGGCCGGCTCCGACCTGATGAACTTCTTCCAAGGTGCCCAGAATCCTCTCTTCAACCTCTTGAAGATCATCACCCCGCAGATGGGCCAGGTCTCCTCCTCGGCCTCGACCAACGCAGGGCTCTAGGAGTCTCGGCATGGGCGGCTTCCAAGACCTCCTCTCCAACGCCGGCGCCGGCATCGGGAACTTCCTGACCAACATGCAGCCGACCGCGAGCGGCGCGCTCCCCTGGACCTCGCTCCCGGGCTTCCTCGGCAACACCCTCGGCATCCTCCGTGACGTGGGCGCGCAGATCGAGCCCAAGTTCGCCGCGATCCAGCATCAACAACTGATCGACGCCGCGCTCAAGGCCCACGCTGGCGAGGACCCTACGATCTTCCCTTCTTTCTATAATCGCCCTGACATCGCGCGGGCCTTCGGCTACTCGACCACCCCGGGCACCGCGATGCGCCCGGAAGACCTGTATCGCGCGTCCACCTACGACCCCTACGCGGCTCCGGGCACCTACGCTCCGGGGAGCCCGTTCGCCTCCACCCCGATCACCAGTCTCCCGACCAATCTCCCGCCGCCCGTCGCCACACCCGACAAGTCGCGCATGTGGCTGGAGCAGGCGAACACCGGGACGCAGTTGATGCTGCAGCAAAACCCGGGCGCCCTCGCGGGTGCCGGCGGCCTCGGCATCACCGGCATCGACTGGGGACCGCACGGTCCGACCTACCACTACGGCTACGCCCCCCCACCGCGCACGCTCCCGCCGCCTCCCCCGCCCGAGCCGGCACCCGCTGGGCCGAGCCTCGGCCGCGAGCCTGCCAAGCCCGAGCGCCACCTGGAGAGGGCACCGGCGCCCCAGATCGCCCCTCAGGATGGCGACACCATCCACTGGCCGGTCGAGGGAGGCACACAGTCTGGCACGTATGATGCATCCACCCACACCATCACCAGCCCCGATGGCCGGGTCTATTCCTGGGACCCGAACACTGGGCAGCCGCCACAGCTAACTTCCACAGCGCCCGCCCCTGCGCCTACGGCGCCCGCTCCGGCCCCGGCGCCTGCTCCCGCGACGCCTGCCCCTACCCCAGCCCCCAGCGGGGCTCCTGGGGCAGCTACGGCAGCACCCCCTCCAGCGGCTGCTGCCCCGGCGCCGGCAGCGCCCCCGCTCTCCCCTGACCTCGACGCAGCGCGCAAGCGTCTGGAGGACCGCTACGGGCCACCCCCGCCCCCACCTCCGGCACCGCCGCCTGTCATCTCGCCGCCGCCCTCGACAGCCCCGGCGCCCGAGCCCGCCCCTGCCGCGCCGCCCCCGCAGCCCGCGCTCCCGGCTCCTCCCCGCGAGGCCTACCCCCCGGGCACCTACCTGGACGAGCACTTCCGCGAGCGCCGCTACGGCGAGCCTCCCGGCCCCCAGGCGACCCTCCCTGGGCCGCCCCCTGGCGTCGAGCCCGGAGGCGCAGCCGGCTACGCGCCCGCCGCGCCGCAGCCCGCCCAGGGCCAGCCCGCTCCCGCTCCTGCTCCTGCTCCGGCGCCCGAGCCCCCGGGGACTCAGGAGGCGCAGCCCGAGAAGCCGAGCCAACTCGCCGGCGACATCCGCGACGCCATCTCGCGCTACCCGGAATTTCGGGACTACCTCCAGCACCAGTACCACATGGACCCGAACAAGGTGCCCGACGCGACGCTCCTCCAAGACGCCAGGGCGGTGAACCAGGGCTACCGCGCCCGCAGCGACCGCGAGTTCGAGAACAAGAGCCGCGAGGCGACGATCAAAGGCTCAGAGGCCGACATCGCCGCCGCCGGCCAGGCGCACTTGGCCCGCGTGAACCTCCACCGCCTCTTCATGCAGCCGGTCGGCACCGCACCGGATGGCCGCTCGATCATCGGGATGGACGCCGCGCCGAAGAACGCCAACTGGGCCATGCTCGCCAACGTCCCCGGCGTCGCCCGGGTGATCGGCCCCGCCGCCGACATGCCGATGCCGTTCGAACCGCGCTCCATGTGGTCCATCGAGCGCATGGCGAACGAGCCCTCCCTCGGTCCCTGGCAGAAGGCCGCCGCGAACTATCTTGATGGTACAATCACCTCCATCCAGATCGCCCGCGCCCTCGGCACCTCTGGCCGCATCAACCAGACTGAACTCAACATCTTGAACCGGGTCGCCATCCCGAGCGAGGCCTCGACCTACGCGCGAGCCATGCAGCAGTACAAGGTGCTCGACAGCTTCCTCGCAGATGTCGAGAACAACGTCCCCGAAGCGGAGCGTCAGCGGCGGCTGGAGCACAACGCCGACAAGCTGGAGAAGCCGGCAAGATAGGTAGGCATCATGGACCAGCAGACCTACGATCGGATGAGCGCCGACCGCCAGGCGGGCACGATGTCCGAGACGGATCGCCAGGACTACGACGCCCTCCAGGCCGCCGGTGCCTTCAACGCCTTCCAGTCGCAGCCGCCCCCGCCCGCTGCCGCGCCTCCGGTCGCCCCGACCCCGCAGGCGAGCGTGCTCTCGGGCGAGGAGGTGCGCCCCCAGGTCGAGATGCCCCAGGGTGCCCCGGCAGGCGAGCCCTACACCGGCGGCACGGTGCCCCGGGGGCTCTCCTACGAGAACACCCAGCGGGACTACGCGACCGGGCTCGCAGACCGTCTCGGCCTGCCCGAACTGACACCGCGCGACATCGGCGCCCTCGGCCAGGGCGGCCTCCACGGCGAACTGATGACCCGGCTCCTCATGCGGGACCCGAACACGGAGGGCCAACTGCCGCGCGCTCTCGGCGCCGCCGCCAAGCTGCCGAGCGCGCTGGTCGGCTCCGGCGTGGAAGCCGCCTTCGGCAGGCCCGCCGGCGACTCGGCCCAGTACATCACGAACGCGCTCATCCCGCTCCTCATCGGCGGCGCCTACGCCCCTCGGACGACCATGGGCATCCTCGGGACCGGGACCGCGCTCGACCTCGGGCGCCAAATCCTCCGGCACCTCGGACGCTAGTCCTCATCATACCAATCGTCTACATAGGTAAGTGGCCTGCCATCTTGATCCCGTAGCATCTCCTTGATTTCCCAGAGGAGGTCGCCCTCCTCCTGGGCCTGCCGCCACTCCTCGCCCGGAGGCAGGATGGCAGGCTTCCCCGACCACGGTCCCGCCTTCCGCTTCCGCAGGCGGAAGCGCGCCCGGGTGATGATGTCGCCGTCCTGCTTGACGCGCCCTATCTCGATCAGGCGCTCGATCATCTCCATCACTTCTGGGCTCCGGTAGTGCCCCTTCATCTGCTGTATTCTAACTAGCATGCGATGCCAGTCGAGCCACTTCCGCTCCGGCAGCTTCCCCAGCATGACGAGGATGCGCTCCTCCAGCCGGCCCCGCCGATCCTGGGTCAACTCCCCGAAGACATCGGGCAGGTTGTGCTCGACCTGGGCCACCCAGGCGGTCGCCGCCTTGGTATGCGACACCTCCATCCAGAGTCGAGAGGGGAGCTTCTTCGCGGAGAGCGCGTTTACCGCCGCGAAGACCATCGCCAGGCGCAGGATGTGGGTCTGCGACCGCGCCATGAATCCCGCGACCAACTCGTTCCCCTCATGCACGAGCCGGCGCTTCATGCGGACGTACCACTCATCGTGCCAGGCCCGCGCCTCGTCGGTGAACGACGCCTCGGCCTCCATCTCGGTCGCCCG